ATAATCAAAAGTTTTTGATAAATTAGAAGATGCTGGTGCTATTTGTGGTGCTAGTGTAATTCTACTTGTGGGTACAGAGAGTTGCTTAATACCAGCATCGACAACACAGGTTGTAAATTCTTGATCAAATAGATCACCATTTTTGAAATCATCAGCAAAAAATCCACTCTTAAATCTACTCAATCCATCAGCATCTTGAATTTGTAGAGATTTAGTGTCATTTTCAAGAATTGAAAGAGCAGTGACCTCTTCGAGATTACTTACTCTAGATTCAATTTCACCAATATCTCTCATTGTATATCTCTTGTTATCTACAAGAGTGATTTTTGCATCCTCAATATCATAGAGGAATGGTGGCAATTCAATGGTTGCCAAAGTCATTGATTCCTCAACAATTGTTGGGGTTTGTGGATCATCAGATGACTGTCCTTTTATAACTCTAAAACGACCATCAGCAGTTAGAATTACTCTATCCATTCTTGGTAGAAAATATTCATAACCAATTACAGTACTTTCACCAGCCTTTGGAATTAGATTTGTTGTTGATCCAGTGGTAGAGAAATCTCTGGAATCATAATCAAATGGTGAAGATGTTGTTCCACTAAATGGGGATACTCTTGGTCTAAAGTCAATAGCATCAGTTGCTCTAACTACATCAAATCCACTTACTGAGTTTGGATTGAATATGGTTGGGATGTCTGTCTTAAATCTTTCAGCATCATATGATAGAACAGTAAATGCATCACCTTCATCCGTAGATAGGATAGTATAATGATCAAATATTACTAACAGTTGTTTTGCTGGAACTTTAATTCCAGGATTTCTTACAAGTCTTGAGAAATCATAGATGTCTTGTCTTTGACCATCGTCTAAAATAAAATCATCTGTTCTATCGACATAATCACCAAATATAACTGCCTGAATTGTTCCGACAATTCCAGATTCTTGGAATGTTACTTCTTCGCCAACAAGAAAACGTTCATCGTTTAGATAAACAATTTCTACAGATGTCGGTGAGGATCTGGTTACAATTTTTGCTACAGATTGATTATTTGGTCCTTTAATAAATTCACCAACAATTGAATTTGTATCTAATGCAAGTCCCGTTTCAAAAGTTAATTTGTCTAAAACTGGAGCTCCACTAGTAGTTGACTCATAAATTGCAACTACGTTGACAACATCTGGATTATTCAGAGAAATTTCTTCATCTTCAACTCTTAGGCCGTAGAATGAGTTGAAATCTAAACCATTGGCAAGATTTGTTGATACACCAGAAACTTTATTTTTAGACTTATTTACAGTCAGTTTAGTACTTCTTGTAAACTGTTTAATTTTTGATTTTAGGCCTCTCTTCTTAGCGGTTGCAATAACGGTAACATTAGTTTCACCAGAAGTTAGTCCAGTAAAAGTAATTTCCGAACCATCACTATTAATATTAAATTGATCAGAGGTCAAATCCTCAATAGATCCATTTGAATAATGTACTGAATATCTTTCGGCATCAAAGTTCTCAAATAAAGCACTGGACACTCCAACTGAACTTATGTTTATAGTTAAGTTTCCAAACCCATCAGTCGATAGTCCTTCAATTTGATCATAAATTGGTAGATTTGCTGATGATAAATCAATCGTACTTATATTGTCATTATCAAATGGTATAAAGAGTGATCCTCCATTATCACCAAAAGAAAAGTCTGTTTCACCAACCCTAAAATCAACAGTTGTAGTTGATCCAGGAAGTAATCCAGTAGCAACTCCAACAACATCTGTGACAGCTACAACAGTCATTGAGTCTCCATTTGCGGAAACTGTACTTACTCTATTAAATACCTCATCACTATATGCATCATTTGTATTTTGATACCTAATAATAGTGTTTGTTGCAATTCCAGTAAATTTATTTCCAGGAGATGTTACAGTACCTCCGCTAGTAATGGTGATTTTATCAGTTGCTTTAAATCCACTAGCGACTCTAGACCTTAGAGATACATCGGCAACAAAATCTGACTGAAGTCCTAATGTGCTTGCATCTTGATATACAGATTTTACATCATTGATTGAATATAAAATGATATCTTTAATTGATCTTGGATTTTCGGTTACACCATCGATTGAGATCTGCTCACCCTCCATGAAGGTTCCAGATGTTTGATGTAACTTTACATATTTTCCACTAGACCATGCTTCACTTGCATATCCAGTAGCACCACTGCTCAATCCTTTGAAATATGTTCCCTTGGAATATTCATATACTTCATTTAATGTTAATTGTGTATATGTTTGTATATCAAATAATCTTAAATCCCATTCCGTAGAATCATTTTCATATGATGCATCAGTTACAGAGAACGAATATACTCTAGCCTCACCAACTTTTTCTCCAGTACCAGCAGTATTGCTGCTTGTTCTTTGATCATACAACTCTATAACATATGTTGAATCTCTATTTAATCCTATTGCTGGAGCACCAAAGACATTATTTACCTTTAAAACGTTACCAAGATCTAGTGGAACTAAAGCATTAGTTACAGGTTTAGTATCTCTTGGTTTATCAACATCAACAACTCTAGATCCAACTACTTCAATATCATATCCGTTTACATATGCCTTTCCAGGCCCAACAGTTAAGCAGAATAAATCATCTGTGGGAACAGCACCATCTGCAGTTGTTTGTGATTCTTCGTATACACCACCATTTCCAATTTCATCATTTAGGCATTCATCTAATGTTAAATCAAAAGGAACTACAGAATAATCTCCAGATTCCTCATAAGTTCTCTTTGCAAAATAATCTTTGATGATATTATATTGGGTTTTTTGCTCAGATTTTGCTGTTATTCCTTCTTCTATTCTTAAAATTTCTACAAACGAACGATCATCAATATCACTAATATCTTTTTTAACTAATTGTAGATCGAATTGGAATCTATCTGCTCCTGGAGCCGAGAAATTATTAAATCCTCTGGCATTGTCAAATAGAGATTCATCTTCATTCGCATTTACTGTTCTTTCAACAATGTTCAATCCAACCCTATAGGATGGTTCATTTGTATATTGATCAAGAATTATTGTTTGGGCATAAACATCTACAAAATAACCACGAACGAAATATACACCATCAGCAATTGAAATTGCAGAACCAATAGCAGTTGCATTATCAGAAACTACCTGTGCAAAAGAAGATCCTTCGGCAATGGTTGTGTTACCATATGTTATATTTTGCTCAGCAAGAAGAAGTTCACTTTCAAGGAAAGTTACATCTTCTCCATCATCATCTGAATTTAAATACTTTACATATAATGTGAGTTCTCCATCATCAGAATCTTCAGCAGATAAAATATTTACAACTCTGGCCGTTACTTGAGTCGTTTGACCTTTAATGACAGTACCAACAAATTCGTCAATATATACAGATACTGGAATTCCAAGAAAATCGGAATTTATTTTTACTGAAAAATATTCTCTGTCATAAGAAACACCACCAGGAATTACTACAGATCCATCTTTAAATATATGATCACCAAAACTTTCAATCTGGTTCTGAAGAATGGACTGTAAGTTATTTAATTCCCTAGCTTGAACTGGAAATCCAGGTTTAAATAATACCTTATAAAAATTATCACTCGGATCGTAGTCATCAAAATAAGGTGAGACATTTAAATTTGTTTTTTGTGCCATTGCTTCAGAATTCCAGTACTACTTTGATGTCTTCTTTTTGGCGAGAATTTCGTGTTATAGTCGGTCTATTATCAATGTAAATTATTTCTCCCGACCTCTTATTTATCTGAGACTTAGAAAGTCCATCAGTAAAGTTCACTCCAAGGTTGATTGTATTGTTTCCAATAACGGTTGTGATTCCAGAGAAATTTGTATCAACAGAAGCAGAGAACCCACTATCAGTTGTAACTGATTCTGCGCTTGCATCAAAATCAACATATTTGGCTTCTGATGTGACGCCAATAAAGTCTCTTTGTGTTCCTGTCAGTTTGTTAAAGTACAATGAACGATCTTGAATATACTTGATGACATTAGTCTCCTCGTCAAAAGAGGCTACATATCCAACAGCGGTTGTTGTACCAACAACTTGCTTAATCTTGTCACCAACAACCAAACTTCCGCTTGGACTGCTAACTTTAATTTGTGCCATGGCAGAATAGTCATTTGCACTAAAGACTGCCGTAGAACCAAATGAAGTTGGATTTTTTACAATACCAACCTGTGCAAATTGAGTATCAGTTGGGAAATTTCTTGAAGAGTCATCAAAACGTGAATAAACTAGAACTTTCTCAGCTCCCAATTCTTTATACAAATCATAACCATGACCTCTTGAGGGGGGAATAATTGGAATCAGTTCGGCAAATTCTGTTAGACTACCACTTTGAACTGGTCCTAAATCGACAATACCGTAACTATACCCTTTACCACCAGAAGAAACCTGTGCGCTTGTAATTCTTCCACTACTATCTGTAGAAACAACGACTTTTCCTCCAGTACCATCTCCTAAAATATCAAGTTCAACATTCAATCCAAGACCATATCCAAATCCAGCCTTTTTGATGGAAACCGTTTTGATTTGATTGCTATTGATTTCAGAATCACCATTATTCCGAACAGCTTCAATTTGTGGATCAGTTGAAGTGTCCCAATTTGTAGGTAATGTAATATATTCGGTAGAATCAAATTTAATAATATCTGATGGCGCGATAGTAAAAAGAAACTTCCAAATATAACCGTCACCACTTTCACCAGCTCTATTTGGTTCTAGATCTGTGAATGTTGGTTCGTCCTGTGATGCATTTCCTGCTGGGTTGTTCGCGGTCGCTCCATTTTCAATACAAACATAAACTCTGAACTCAGAGTTCATTACGAAATATCTCGAATCATACAATCTAGTTGATCCTGTTGTTGGAGATAGATTGCTTGTACTATAATCATGGCGGTATTGCTCGTAAACATTACCCTGTTCCCAATCAACTCTTCTTACAACTCTACGAATATTTGCTGGGGTAATTTTCTTACCAAACAGCATAGTATCAAATACATGATTACTATAATTAAAATTGTCAATTGGACTGGGAGGACCAACCGTGTTGGTATTCCAATCAGACGTTCTACCATACCCAGTTGTTAAAGTTGGGTTTGGTAGGGACGTGAAAATATAATATGAATTTTCAGTGCTTTCTACAGAGTCAATAAAATTATTAACATTCAGTATCCTAAATTGATCCGTTACAATAGCCGCCATTACTATTTTGGGTGGTTTTTTTTCTATTTATGCTGAAAATTATGCTTAATTATGCTTGGACTTGCTTTTTGAGATTACCAGTATTTCTCAAACCAACACCTCTTCTAGTAATGGATGGATATGTTGTTAGTCCAACATCGAAAGTATTACCTTCAACTGTTAGAGTAATTGGGGAGTCACCTCTAGTAAATTCACTTAGTTTACCCCAAGAGAATTGACCAATATCCTCACCTAGTGTAGTTATTATTCCAATAGTATTAGTATCGGACTTAATATTACATGTAATAATACCAGTGTTTCCTTCAATGAAGTATTCCTGGACAATGTAAATATTATCCAAATTGGTGGATCCAATTCCAACGATTTCTGAGTCCGAAGAATCTACAGAAGTCACTCCAGTTCCAGTTACGGTATCTTTAACGACAATTGGATAACCAGGTAGGAGAGTTGGGAACAATGATACTGGACCAGAATTACTCAAATCAACTTGGAACTTAAGGGCCAATGGATGACCACCAACTCCTGTTGTAGTTCCAATACCAGTGATGATGCCAGAATAACCAAGAATAATTGGTGCATCTGTGATTTGTTCAGTTACTGGTGCAGCGGTTGCAACAATAACTGAGGGCAAGTTTGTATTTGTATATCCAAATCCTGGATTTTCAATTGTGACTGAAGTTACAATTCCTCCAGAGGCAGATGCTGTTGCAGTAGCTGTACTACCAACACCTACAATTCCATATTTTGCATTATCAAGTTTTAGTGGATTTGCAATTCTAATTGAAACATCACCATCAGGATATCCAGATCCGCCATCATTAATTGTAAGGGACATAATCGTACCCGCTGCAGAAACTCCTGCAGTAACTGCAGCTGCTACTGGATCATTAAAATCAACAATAAGTGCATCACAAACAATTTCACCAAAGTTGGATCCATCAGCATCTTCTTCATATTGGAAGAATTTGGCATTATCTAAGAAAATCTCAGTATCTGAAGATCCAAAATTACCAATAACTTTACCCACAGGCATAATTTGCGATTCTAAAGAATCTCTCACCTTGAATTGAACTTGCTCAGAAATAATTACATCTTTCTTTTGTCTTGTAAAACTCAGAGGACGGAATTCATTTCCATCAATACCTTGCTGTCGATAAACATTCGTTTCAATATCAGTAGAATCGATAATTGAGAAAATGGTTCTCTCGTCTTGAGCTGGAATATCACCATCAACAGACCTGAGCATTTGTATTTTGTCACCTGGTTTGACTGTTTCAAATACAGTCACTAGAGCACTATCAGTTCCTCTTGTACCTCTATAGAAGTAGATAGAAATTTCATCTTCCCTTCTTGGTGGAGACGTAAAGTTGAAGTTGAAACTTGTACCACCTTCAAAGAAATAATCTTTTTTGGGCACCTGAACAACACCATTAACAAAGATTAGTAGAACAGAATCCAAGTCAATTTCTACAGATTGCTGATCTGTAATATCTCTTTGGAAACTTAAACCATTTCCGTTTAGGTTGAGTGGGAATCTTGTTCTTTGACCATCCTGTAGACTCTTGATTGAGTCGATGTAATCAATTTGTCCAAAGTTCCATGATGAGAATGTATCGTTTAGAACATTGAGAATTTCTAATCTGAATTCAGAAAAATCTGTTCCAACTCCAGCAGCAGTTACTAAACCAACTGGTCTAACCACATCACCTCTTAGGAATGCAAATCCTGGATTGTTGAGTGTGAAACCTGTAACTGCAAAAGTATCTGTTCCAATTCCAGTTGTTCCAGCAGAGCCTACATTTAGTGATACTGTAACTCCCTTTCCATTATCTGTAGTGGCACCTATACCAAGTCTACTAACACCTTCTATTGGAAGATTTGCATATGATGGGATAGATACCTGAACGGTTGGGTCTGTATATCCAGTTCCACCACTTCCAACATTAAATTCTAAAATACCACCTGTAAAATTAGGTGAAGTTCCAACATCAACAGTAATCTGAGTTGCCGTTGGTGTGGAGAGAACTGTGAGATCCATTCCAGATGCTGGATCTGTGGGACGTGGATATGGGTGTGTAGTTTGATGACTATCTTGAGCACATGTGAATACTATTGATCCATTTGCAATTTTAATTGTAGTTGAACTTGCAGTTAATCCATGTGATCCAGTAAATGTTAGTGTAAGGATTCCAGTTGTAGGAACATAATCTGCATCACTGACCGTTAGTGTTCCACCGATACTTCTAGTAACACCATCAGCAGAAGCAGAGACGAATCTATGTACGTTGTCAGGGACTATTGCTGTAATTGTAGCAGCTGTTCCAGAATGTCCACTCTCTTCAACCACAACTGTTGCTGAGCCGAAATAACCAGAACCAAATGTCAAGTAATTGAATTTTGCAACCTCAGGATCTATGCCACCCCTTCTTCTATTGGGAACAAAGGTGTGTGCAAAACCAACTTTGAATACATCAACTTCAAACTCAGTTTCTGACTTAATCGTTTCAATTTCATATGGACCAACTGTTTTGATTCCATATACAATTCCATGATCATCATAAGTGTGATCAATAGTGGAAATTCCAACATTGGTAACGATTTTATTATCTTCGGGGAGACCAAAGATCTTGAATATGTTACCCTGAGTTCCATCTGGGAAGATTGATGTGGTAAAACCTTGATAGTTCAGAGTCTTAATCGCATTTGCAGTTGCACTTACAAATGTGTGTGGAGATGTACCTGTACCACCAGTTCCAACATTAACTTGGAATGAATTTGTAGTTACACCTGAAATTGTTAGATACTTATTAAATGCAAAGTCTGTAACACGGGGATATGTGTGAGTTCCAGGGCCCTGTGTACATGTAAATGTAATACTATTTGTGTCAATAGAGATCGCATCACCATCGAGCAGTCCATGAGAACTTGCGAATGAAACAGTGGAAATACCAGTAGCGGGATTGTAAAGGAATCCAGTAGGTGTTCCAACATCAAGTTTGGGGCAAGTCATCGCAATGCCAGAGAGATGAATCTGATCACCTATAGAGAGACCACTATGATTCTTCTTGGTTGTAATTGTTGAGAATCCAGTAGACTTATCATATTCAAAATTCGAGATTGCAAAAGGAATACCCCTATTATCTGGGAATCTGGTGGTTGTAAATCCAGTATCAACTGTACCACCACTAACATAAGTATGTGCATAACCGACAGGATTTACATTAGCGACAAATGTTGTTGGGCCAACAACGGATTGTACGAGATAACTATCAGCGTACTTGACTTTTCTCATGAATCCACGTCTACTTGCAGCAACAAATGTGTGTGCAATAGTGGAAACACCAACATTGATTTCAAAAGTAAATGGATCAAAAACGTCTGTAACTTCAAATTCGTCAAAGAAATTAAGATCTCCAGCCTTAGCGATGCCTGGGAAGATCGTTGTAGTAACTCCAGAGTGAGCTGATGCACAAGAGAATTCAAGATCTGATAGTCTTACAATATCACCAATAGTGACATTGTGATTTCTTCTTGTGGTTACCGATAGTGCTCCAGTTGACTCAGTGTAAGTAGAAGCCGATATTGCTCTTTCGACACCAAGATCACTTGGGAATTTAGTTGTTGTGATTCCAACCTCAATCAAACCACCAGAGACAAAAGTATGTGCAATGGTAGAAATACCAACATTGACAACAAATTCAGTATCACTAACTACAGAAGTCACTTCATTAAATATTCTTCCATTTGTTCCGTCTGGGAAGATCGTTGTAGTAACTCCAGAGTGAGCTGATGCACAAGAGAATTCAAGATCTGATAGTCTTACAGACATTCCATTATTCAGATCATGTGGAGCACTTGGAGTTATGTTTAGTGTTCCAGTTGTTTCATCATAGACAGCATTAACAACTGAATATGTGGTATCAAAAGATCCTTTTGAACACTCCATTTCAATATCTCTGAATTTGACTCTCATGTCTTTATTCAGATTATGATTATCTGTTGTAGTAACAGTCATGATTCCAGAAACATGATCATAATCAACAGTGTTAATACCAACTAGACTATCGTATCCACTAGTACAGTCAAATTGAATATTTTTCAGAGAAACAAAGTCAGAAGATACAAGTCCGTGAGGAGCTGCAGTATTGACTGTTGCAATGCCACTGATATTATCATAGTCAAATGCTGTAATTGTTGTAAATGTTCCAACAGTGTCTACACCAACAATGTTCGTAATACTGCCACCTGCACCAACCTCAGCGATGACTTTGGCACCAACTAGGGGTGCTATGCCAGTTCCACCAGAAGATGCAACAGAGACGATTCTACCGCCCACTGGGAGTTTGTTTTTAATAGCATCCAAATCACTTAAGTATGGATCTCCACTAATTAGTTTAGTGCCACTAAATTCAACATTAACATTAATATCATTTGCAGTTAATGAATAAACATTACTTGGGTTATTATCTGTTGTTTGGCCTTGATGTATTCCATTAATGAATAGAACACCACTTCCACTTCCTGTATCTAATCCAACTGGATAATTTCCTCCATCAACAGTCAATGCGAAAGTTTTCGCAATACCAGTAAACGAGGGAGAAATGTCATCATAAATTTCATTCGTAGTATAATCTTGTCTTAGATAAACTCTTCCATTGAATTCAGATCTCAAGAATTCTAGACCTCTATCATCAAGAATGAAATCTCCACCAGCACCCTTGGGAGCATCAACGAAGTGGACTTTGCTTTCTACAATGTTATATGCACCTCTGTGTACAATTGCTCTAGATCCATCGGTATGTGTAACTTCAGCAGTGCCAACAAATCCTCGTTCGACGTTTACTAGACCAAATGTACCGACTCCACTAATTGGACCCGATGAAGATGTTCCCAAACCAACGTTTTGAATATTCATCAACTCATCATCAACTTTCAAGATATAATCTGGAACTAGAGTTGAAATTCCAGATAGAGGGATGAATGTTCTTCCAACACCAACATCGATTTGGATGTCATACTCGACAAGTGTTCTGGAAATTGGAGCCTGAACAACACCATCAAGAATGATTAGGGATTTTTCAAGTTTTTTCGTTGTATCAATCAGGTGGTCATTTCCAACTCCAGCTGTTGTTGGTATAATTCCAACTCCATCGAGAGCAAAATCTTTTTTAGTTGCCAATTTGATATTATTGTTATCAATTCTAATGGCAAATAGGTTTCTTGGAAGAACGTCAGTCGTAAGTCCAGAGAAACAAGTTTGACTGGTGGTATTAGCTGTGGATACTACAGATAAAGAAATACCGATTCCAAGTCTCTCGGAATAGTATGTACTACCGACTCCAACAGGAACGTTACTGTCAACTACGATTGAATTAATTCCAATTGAAGTAATTGTACCAAATCCAGTTTGAGTTACCTCTTCTCTGATTGTATCACCAATGGCAAGAACCGATGTATTTGCAATTGAAGTAATGACATTTGTACCATCGGAGTTACCAATAAAGAATCTGAATGTAGATCCAACGCTAACAATTGTTGCACCATCTCCAATACCTGGACCAAAGAATTCATCATTAACAACGAGACCCAGATCTGTACTGGCAGAAGAAACAACTTTACTATTGGCAAAAATATCGGCTGTTACTCCAGTACCGCCAGCAATTGTTGTTCCAATTCCAATTGATTCAGATGAGATACCAGGAATTGTTGATCCAGACTCATAAACAATGTCCTGACCATCTTGTAAGAAATGACTTTCAAGGAAAATATTTCCAGTAGATTGATTAAAAACAGTAGAGTTTTGTGGATTGAATCTTCTGGCGTAAATTGGGAATCCGCTATGTAGCAGTTCAAAATCTAATTTTGCATTTGGTGTATATCTTGACTGGAAGACATTTTCGATTACAGTGCCAAATCCAAAGTCTGGAATTGAAGTGATATTGGTATCTTGGTCAATGTAGACAATTTCACTGAATTCTTCAATTCTGATTGTATCGCCAGCGAATTTACTATCTGGAATAAACAACAGATTTGCAAATTGACCATCATATTCAGAACTAAATGTACCAAATCCAATAGCAGTATTAATTCCAAGTTGTGGATATTCAACAACAAATGTTTCAACTGCGCCAAAATCCTGAGTGAACATCACTTGACTCAAAGATTGTGTATTTCCAGATGAAACTCTAATAACAGACTTTGCAAGTCTATCGTTCAGAGTTGAAATTCCAACAACCGTTATACCATATCCAGCTGCAACTTCTTCAATTACATTAGATTCTATTCTAGCAGTTCTCTCAGATCCACCTACTTGTGTCTCTAGTTTAAAGAATTCAGATCTTAATCCAACATTAGTTGTTTTAAATCCAACTATGTTCCCTTTAACTAAAGTGCTATTTGATGAATTATTTGTGTAATTTAAACTGAGAACGTCAGATACAAGACTAACACCAAATGTACCAATTGGATTGAATGATAGTAATCTATCTGAAGTGTTGAATCCATATTCACCAATATAAGCATTTACACCATCATGTAAAATTGTCACCTCAGCATAGTCTCTTTCAGCGTTTATTTGATCTGTTATTTCTACATATGCAAATGCTGAGTTAAAATCACCGATTCCAAGATCAACAATAGATGTTGTCGTGCCAACTCCAACTGTGTTTGTGGATCCAAATAGAACAGTATCACCAATAGTTACTGATCCAATACCACTTGTTCTCGAATCAAATACTTGGCGGAAAGCCTTGATATCATATGTTTTAAGTGGATTGGATGGTGTAAATCTTATTTTTACAACTGCATCTACGTCATCATATAAAGCATCAATCTCACCAAGTGCTGTTCGTTCTGCCAATGGTTCAACTACTGGAACTTGGGGATTTGCCTTTATTCTAGTTTTTTGCAGAACATATGTATTTGGTTGACCATCAACTAGAACAACAATTTCATGAACTTCATATGAAGTTCTATCCACAACATCTCTTACTATAATAATAAATCTAGTTGCTCCAGTTCCAGCAGAATATGAAATAATATCTTTAAAGTTTCCAACAGTATTTTCAAAATCAATAAAATCACCACTAATATCATCAATTGAAAGAACTCTATTTGTCTTACATTCGATAAAGTTTGTTAGTTTTTTATTACCAAATTTGATACTGTTTGTAATCGCTGATGGTGCATTAAGAATATCAGTATCTACGGCGAAGTCAAAATTATTAATAGTCGTGACATCAACATCAGAGAAAACATCAATAACTAATGTAGATGCTCCTTCATCCACAAAATTCGTAGAGGCAACAGCAACCGTTTCAATTTGTGTATCTGCAAAATTCTTCGTTCCAGAAATATGAGCTAGTCTGTTTACTGGATCAATAAGTTTTTCAAATTCAACTGGACTCTTGATAGAGTATGCCATTTTTTGATAATAATTATTATCAGGAACAACCTGAGAATCATCATTCAAAAATCCTCTATTGTCAGTCCAACCATATCTTATAGTTGCTCCAAAATCAACTTCATATGTCCCATCATACCTATCAATAGTTTCTATCGTTGCTTTTGTTCCAGAAACATCACCGATAATTACATCACCAACTACAAGTTTGAAATCACCAAATGTTCTTAATCTTAGATCATCTGAGTAAACTACCGTTAAGACTGTTTTGATCTTATTGGGTCCTCTTACAACAACCAAAGTTTCATTTTCAATAAATCTAGAACTCTTTATAACTACATCAAATAATGGATAATTTTCTCTCTTGACAATAGTACCAAAGTTTACAGAAGTTACTGCAATTCCAGGATTTGTTGAAATTCCAGATAGATCTATGGTTACAGTTGATGGAACAATACCGCCATTAAAACTGGTAACTTTAAAGAAATTGAATTTATAATCTTTTGAATTAAATCCGAGGCCCTCACCAGAGTACTCATCAATACCATCAACGAATACTTCATCACCAGCACGTAATGGACTTGTAGTAAATCCAAGAACTGGAGTAACAACTGTAAATGTAATAATTCCAGTGTTAACACTATCTGCAGTAACAATGCTCAATCCATTGTCACCAGTTAACGCATATACAGTATGGGCAACACCCGCTAGTCCAAATCCTGGAGATACAACCTCAACGTTATCGATTGATCCAGAATCAATACTACCAATCAAAGCTGCATCGTCAATCTCTTGGCCTGTTACAGAATTGACAAGAACTAGATCTGGGACAGAAAGATAATTTTTTCCACCAAATCTTGGTCTTACAGTATCAAGGGTTTTATTTTCCCTCAGTTCATGATAAGTTGGAATATCTGCTATTGGTTTGAGTGTCTTATCAACAGAAAAATCAAATCCAGATTTCTGAACTTCAGTTGCACCTAAAATTCCAATTTCATTGGAAGATGCAAATAGTTCAGCATTAGTTCCAGATTCAGTTGTTATTGTGGAAATTCCTGGAGTTATATCGTAATCACTTCCTTTTGATATAATTCTTGTTTTTGCAATTCCACCAGTAGTTGTTCTAGATCTAGTAGTGTATGAAATTGTATCACACTCGGATAGTGTGTATGAATCTTTTTCAGGTTC